CACCATCGCCTCGACGCCGCGCACGTTCGACAAGAACACCAACGAGTGGAAGGACGGCGACGCGCTGTTCCTGCGCTGCAACCTGTGGCGCGAGTTCGCCGAGCACGTCGCCGACTCGCTCACCAAGGGCACGCGCGTCATCGCCTCGGGCCGCCTCAAGCAGCGCTCCTACGACGACCGCGACGGCCAGCGCCGCACCATCGTCGAGCTGGAAGTCGAGGAGATCGGCCCATCGCTCCGGTACGCGACGGCCAAGCCGCAGCGCACCCAGCGGCAGGGCAGCAACGGAGGAGACGGCGGGCAGAACTACCAGGGCGGCGGGAACAGCGGCGGGTACCAGCGGCGCAACCAGGCGCCCGCGGACGACCCGTGGGGCAGCGCACCGAGCAACGACGAGCCGCCGTTCTGACCGGAGACCGGGCGGCGCGCCCGATCGTCCTCACCGACGACGAGCGCGCCGTCATCGAGGCCGTGGGCTACCACTGGAGGTTGCGCCGCGTCGTCGCAAACCCTGCGGCCGGTATCGAGGACATACGGACCAGCCACGAGCGCAGCGGCGATGCGTTCGGCACCACACACTGGGTCGAGGGCTCGGCCATCGTCTGCCGGTGGTACGACCCCGTGCCCGTCGAACTCGGCGAGTGCCCGGCCACCTGCGGCCAGCCCGGCTACTTCACACCCGCGGAGGCGTGGCACCGCGACGGCGCGCACGTGAAGCGGTGGAGCCGAGACGACGGGCCGGTCCGCACCGCGAAGCTCACACACCGCCGCCTCGCGGCGTGGGCCGAGCAGCTCCCCGACGTGATCCGCAACCGTGCTCGCGTCCTCGACACCGACTACCAGGCCCGCCCACCGTGACCATCGAGCTCCCCGTCGACCCCAAGGACGGCGGCCTCCCCATGCTCTCCCCCAACGAGCGCCACCACCCGCGCGCCTACGCCGCCAAGGTCGCCCGCATCCGTCAGGCCGTCGCCTGGCGGGCGCGCGGCGCCGGCATCCCCGCCGGCCTCGACCACATCACCGTCGAAGCGCACTTCCAGCCCGCCCGCCCCTGGGACGACGACAACGTCCGCGGCGCCGGCATCTGGAAGGCCGCCTACGACGCGCTCCACGGCCGCGGACGCGGCTGGAAGCACGCCGTCGTAGCCGACGACACCCCGCAGTACATGGGCAAGCCCGACCCCGTGCAGCACAAGCCCGTCAAGGGCGGCACCCGCCGCGCGTGGCTCGTCGTCTCGTGGGCCGACGCCGACGTCGAGGAGGTGGTGCCGGTATGACCGCCCCGAACCCCGCCCGTGGCGCCCGGCCGGGTTGGCGTGGCACCGACCCCGACGGCGGAACCTGGGTGCGACTGGCGTCGACTGCACCGGAGTGGCTCGAAGTCGACGCAGCGGGGCAGGTCGCGTGGTGTTCGGAGGCTGATGCCGAGCGGGCGGACCTGGTGCCGATGGTGTCGCAGACGCATGTGGACGATCTCAAGGAGGCGTGGCAGGAACACATCGAGTCTGTGCGCGATCAGCGTGACTCGCTGTCGAGTGACCTCTCGTCGGCGAATGATGAGATCGCCCGCCTGGCCGCCGCTCCCGCCCCGCTGGACCCGGGCAACCCCGAACACCTGCGGCAGGTCGCGGCGTTCCTGCGGGAGGTTCCCGCGGTTCGTCACGCGGGCACGTACTGGCTGGGGCGCTCGGCGCGTGAGTGCGAGGACAACGCCGATCGCCTGGACCGTGAGCGCGCCGAGGCCGAACAGGACGCCTCCGACCGCAAGCGGGCCGAGGAGTGGGCGAACGGTATTGGGCTCGACTCGAAGGCCACGCCGAGTGACGCCCTGGCAACCGGCTACCTCGCTGGTATCCGTGCTGGCCGTGCCGAGGGGAGCGCATCGTGAGCGCCCAGGACCGGCTCGCCGCCACGCTGGCGAAGCACCGCGCGCAGTATGACGACTACTTCTTCATCTGCGACTGCGGCGAGAAGTGGCCTGCCCTGGCCGAGTGTCTGGATGAGGAGGTGGCCGCGCACGAACGCCACCTCGCTGCCGTGATCGCCTCCTCCGACGACCTCGCCGTGGTGGAGTTGCCGAAGCTGGAGCCTCTCGGGTCGTTCGGAGCGCGGGCATGGAACGCGACGTTCACTGAGGACGACCGGCGATGCATGGACGGCTACGACTCGTACGCGCACGTCGAGGTGGACAGTGACGGCCTGGTCGAACTCGACACGAGTGCCGAGGACGGACTGTTCGCCGACGAGGCTGAGCAAGTAGCCGCCGCGCTCCTGGCCGCCGCGAAGGCAGCGGAGGCGGTGACCAGCGATGGCGAGTGATCCGACCGACCTCATCCGCGCCGTCGACTTCGTCCACGTGAGCGGCATGATGTCCAAGCTCTACGGTCCCGGCCTTGAGGAGTGCTGTTCGTCCTGCGGCGAGAGGTGGCCGTGTGAGGTGCGCCGTCTGCGGGATGCGCTCGACGCCAGTGATGCGGAGCTGGATGGCGTGGGGCAAGCACTGGCTTTGGCGGAGATCCGCGTGAATCACTTTCGTGCGTACGCCGAGGATGTGGCATCTCACGGGATGCGCGCCGACCTGAATCCGACGTTGGGGCGAGTGATGACGGCCGACGAAACAGTCGGGTGGGCGTACGGCTACCTACGCCGCGTCGACGCGTGGGTGAGGGGTTCGGCGAATCGCACGTTGGACACCGATCCCGGGGACAGCGGACTCCCACCGTTGCCGCCCGAACACCGGTTTCTGAACCTGAATCCGTACAGCCAAAAGCCGTCGGATACGGAGGCCGCCCTGGCTGAGGCGAACGCGACCATCGAGCGGGTGAAGGCGCTGGCCTATGACACGACGCGGATGGACTTCGGTGCGCTTTCCGTCATCCGCCGTGCCATCGAGGGGCCGGCGACATGAGCGACCCGCGATGGAAGCGACGGTGCAGTCTCATGGGCTGCACCGATCCAGCATCGAAGCACCACCACCACTACCACGCGGACATCCCGCATCTGAACACGAGGCCGTGCCGGTGCCCGGAGCGCGGCATCCCCGGATCGGACGGTGCGTCGTGACTGGGGCGCGTGGGTGGATGTTGGTGGCTGGTGTGGTGGTTGCCATCGACGCCACAGCCCGCCCAGGCCACACCCTCAGCGAGACCATGGACGGCTGGCTCGAGCATCACCCAGTGCTGGCGATCGGCGGGACCGTGCTGGTCGCCGCGCATCTGCTGAACGTATTCGACGTGTGCGGCGCGCGTGAGTACGACCCGATTCATCGCGTCGCAGCCCTCATCGCCCGAAAGGCCGAATTATGATTGACACCACTGACGCCCAGCTCGCCGAAGACGCCAAGCAGTTCCTCGCAGTCTGGACCGGCGGCAAGCACCTGTCCGACGAGCACCGCGAGGACTTCATCGCCGCGTGGACAGGTTGGCATCGGGGCGCGGAATTCCAGCGGGAGTGCGACGAGCGTGATGCCAAGGCGGCTATCGGCGCGTATGTGTCGGCGCTTGCTGTTGAGCGGGCCGAGTTGGCTGCCGCGCTCGCCGACGCCCGAAAGGCCGAATCATGAGTGTCCCCGAACGAGACCGACTGGCGCACCGAATCGCCGACGCGCTGAACGCTGCCGAGCCCTCGTGGAACGTCACCCCGTTGCGGGTGTGGACAACGAAGGACTGCAGGCTCATCGCTGACGCGGTCCTCGCTGACGGATACAACCGAACGGCCGCCGAGGAACTGGATGCCGCCCCACTGAATCTGCCTGTGGTTTGTTCGCGTTGCTACGGACGGGGCGGCCCCTGCTACGACGAGGCAGAACTCCCCGCCCCGCTCTCAGGTGAGAGCGATGCTTAGTCAGTCCTCGCGCGAGTGGATCGATGAGGCGATGGCGCACAACAACGCCCACGACGGTGAGGTGTGGATGCGGCAGCGGACACGGGAAGCACACCAGGCATTCGACAGGCTCCCCTTGTGGGACTTCTCCAACGTCGATGGTTACGGCAATTTGGTGCGGCATGAGCAGTCGGTGTACTGCCTGCCCGAGGCACTGGTCAGGAGCGCATCATGAGCACCAGTTCAGACCTGCTGTTGTACACCGGATACGAGACCTCCGCCCTCGAGGACTTCAACGAGCGACTGCACGCGATCGCTGAGGGCTACGTCCTCTCGATCGACACCGGCGAGGCGAACGGCCCACGCCCGTTCTGCGGCTACCTGTACGCGGCCGGGAAGCGGGGCGGCGAACTCTGGGATGACGACCTGCAGGCCATCCTCGACGCTGTGAAGTGGCGCGAACCTCACCAGGTGGTCGCGATCCTCCGGCACGTCGACCTCGATCCCGCCGAGGCCCGCGTGTACCGGCCGCGGTACCGGATCGACACCGGCTACTACGAGGACACCGTCACGCAGCTCGGACCGGAGGAGAAGCCATGAGCCTGCCCACCGAGGTCTACGTCGTCACGTCGGGCTGCTACTCGGACTACAAGATCCGCCGCGTCTTCCTCGACCGCGACGAGGCCGAGAAGTACGTGACCGCCATGAACGCGACCGCGGACGACTGGCGCGCCTGCCTCATCGAGCCGTGGCCGCTCGGCCGGCCCCGCGACGACGAGGACGAGGGCTACCGCACCGCATGGGAGTGGACGCCCAACGATGGCTTCGAGGAGGACTACGGCGCCTGGGGGTACGACGTGCCCGACGGTGCGCGCTCGCACATCGTCGAGTCCGGCCCGGGCCGCGTCGTCGTCGCCGGGAGCTCGGAGGAGCACGTGCGGAAGGCGATCTTCGACGAGGTCGCCCGCATTCGGGCCGAACAGGAGGGGGTCGCCTGATGCCCCATAAGCGCGACGGCTTCTACCTCGCCGACCACGACATCGAGGAGCTCCGCCGGCACCTCACCAAGGTGTCCACCATCGTCGACAACTACGCGATCACGCTCACGTCGCAGGACCGAGTGCGCCCGCCCGCCCTCGGCGGCAAGGGCGGCAAGGCGCTCCTCGAAGAGATGTGCCCCCTCAACATCGAGGCCCGCGACCGGCTCGACGAGCTCGCCAACGAGCTCGGCACCGTCGCCCGTGACATGTGCGAGACCCGCGGCATCACCTACGACGGCGACGAGCACCTCCTCGGTGTCGCGCGCTGGCTCCGCATCAACGTCATCGCGCTCGCGCTCATGCCGGCGGCCGAGGAGTTGCGCGATGGCATCGTGCGGGCGATCGACCGGTGCCTCGATGTCGTCGACCTTCCGACGGAGCGGAGCGTGGTGATCGACCGCGACCGCATCGCGGCCGCGAACCGTCAGGTGGTCACCGCCGACGGCGCCGAGAAGATCGCCGGGCGCCTCGGCGAGCTCGGCCGGGGCCTCACGGCGGCCCGGGTGCGTCTCCTGCGCAAGAAGGGGCACATCGCGCCGTGCTCGACGGATAAGGACAGCGGCGCGCACTTCTACCGCCTGGGCGAGGTACTCGACGCGCACCATCGGATCGATACGCGCCTGCGAAGCACTGCCTAGTTAGGCGCCTTCGTAGCCGTCGATCTTCATGAAGTGAAGAGGATCACCCATCGGGCTGATTGAGCGGAATCCCACACGCTTCATCGCGTCAAGAATGTGTCGCGGCTCGTCCCGGGTGTCGAGGAACAGCAGGCGTCCACCGCCCGCTCGGGAGGCCTGCATCGCAGTAGCAACCGTATTGACGAGCAGCATATCGACTGCCTTGAGCTTGATCGTCTGCGTATTTGCCACGAAGTCGACCGTCAGATCCTTGGCGCGCATGTCGATGCCAAGCTTCGCCACGAGGTAGCCGGTCAAAGGGCCACCCGAGTGGCCTGGGATGCGCGCATCGGTGTCGATCACACGATGGGGGGTCAGGCTCGCGAATGCACTGACAAACGGAGCCTGATCCGCCCACACCATCGTGCGAACCGACCGATCTGCCTGCAACCGAGGAGCGTGATTTGCGAACCACTGGTCGATGTCAGGGCGGCCAGTGTTGATGTGCGCGCAGTCGTGCACGCTTTCAAGAGGTTCGAAGCTCCAGATCGGAGCAGCAGTCGTTGTCACTGTGCTAGACAGCAACCAGGGTGGACAGCACCTCTACGTACTCGGACGAGACCGAAGTGCCGACCTGCTCCAAGTAGGAACCGCTGGCGATGTCGGAGTCATGGGTCCGAAGCATTTCATCTCCCTCTGCTAACTACCAGCCTTTTTGGCTGTTGCCACACCATACCGTCTTAGTTGAGCATCTTGCTACGGCTTTGACCTGCGTGTTTGCCTAAGCAGACCTCCGATTGCAGTCTTTCACGCCTGTAATTCTCGCTCGCGACGGCCTTAGTCCACCCCTCCGTGGTACGCTTCGCGTGCGAGACCGGTACACCTTCGGGTGGCCGGTCTTTTGTGTTCTCAGGTGTCCCTTGCGGGAACCTGTAGCGCTCGGACTGCCAACGCGGTGCCGAGCATCTGCGCGCCGGGGCGACGAGGCAGCCACCCCGCCCCGGCGCGCACCACCAGACCATCCCCGCCCGCACGGGCACACCGACGACGCCGCACGGCCGACCGGCAAGGACGGGAGGCCACATGGCACGAGCATTCCGTCGCGAAGGCGGCTGGACACCAGACGAAGACTCCCGCCTCCGCGAGGTCCACGCCCAAGGCAACAGCTACCGGCAGACCGCCGACATCCTCGACGCCGACTACGGCATCGACGTCACACACCAGCAGGTCGCGCACCGCTGCAAACAGCTCGGCCTCCTCCCGAACCGCATGCAGGGACAGACGGCGAACGACGAGCGCCGCGAGCGGATCCTCGCGCACCGTGAGCAACTCGCCGAGGAGCTCCTCGCTGACGCCCTCGCGATGCGCCAGCGGATCTGGGAGGAGTACGAGGTGATCGTCCCGGGCATGGACGGCCCTCGCGCGATCACCCTCGACCTACCGGACGCCAAGGCGGCCGAGTCGTTCGTGGGCGCCGTCGACAAGCTCCTCGGCGCCGTGCAGAAGATCGAGAACCTCGGCGGCAACCGCACCGCCGACGCGGCCAAGAGCATGATCGCCAAGCTCCAGAAGGGCATCGAGTCCATGGAGTTCGACGAGGACGAGGCGTGATCGACTTCGGGCTCTCTCGCAAGCAGCTCCGCTCGATCGCCAAGGCCGACGCGCTCGCCTCCAAGCAGCAGATCAACCTGTGGCACGGCGCGATCCGCTCCGGCAAGACCGTCGGGTCGCTCGTGAAGTTCCTCATGGCGATCGCCGCCGCGCCCGACCACGGCGAGATCGTGCTCATCGGGCGCACCCGCGACACGCTGTTCCGCAACGTCATCGCACCCATGCAGACCGGCAGCATGTTCGGCGCACTCGCCGAGCACGTGCTCTACAACCGCGGCGCGCCCACGGCCACCATCTTCGGCCGCACCGTCCACGTCATCGGCGCGAGCGACGCCCGAGCAGAGAACGTGATCCGCGGCTTGACCGTGTGCGTCGCCTACGTCGACGAGGTCTCGCTCGTGAGCGAGGAGTTCTTCAACCAGCTCATGGGCCGCTGCTCCGTCGAGGGCGCGCAGGTGTTCGCCACCACGAACCCCGACGGCCCGCGGCACTGGCTCAAGGTCAACTGGATCGACCGCGCCACCGAGCGCGGACACCGGATCTTCCACTTCTCGTTGCGCGACAACGTCGCCTACCTGCCCGACGGCCTCATCGAGGCCTACGAGGCGCAGTACACCGGGCTCTGGAAGAAGCGCATGATCGACGGTGAGTGGTCGCTCGCCGAGGGCGCGATCTACAGCATGTTCGACCCCGCGCGCCACGTCGTCGCCGACCTCCCGCCGATGCGCCGCCTCCTCGCGTGCGGCATCGACTACGGCGACACCAACGCGACCCGCGGCGAGCTCCTCGGCCTCGGCGTCGATGACCGGCTGTACGTGGTCAACGAGTGGGCGCCGACGAACGGGACGAACGTCGAGCGCTCCGCGAGCCTGCAGAACTTCTACAACGACCGCGGCTACCCCGACCGGACATACGTCGATCCCGCGGCACCCGGATTCCGCCGGCAGCTCACCGGAGACGGCTTCGAGATGATCCTCAAGGCCAACAACGCCGTTCTCGACGGCATCGGCGTCGTCGCATCCCTATTCGCCATGGACCAACTGCGGATCCACGAGAGCTGCACGGAGCTCATCGACGAGCTCCCCGGCTACGTGTGGGACTCCAAGGCCACCGAGAAGGGCGAGGACGCGCCCGTCAAGCTCAACGATCACGCCACCGACGCACTGCGCTACGCCGTCTTCTCCTCCCGCCACATGTGGCGGGACTACCTACCGGACCTCCGCGAGGTCGCCAAGCAGCCCGACGACAAGGAGGCCGCGTAGATGCCCTTCCCGGCAAGCAACACCCCTTGGCCGCCCGAGCCGCACGGTGTCGTGCTCGATGCCTGCTCCGAGCGCCAGGTGTGGTGGGAGGGCGACCCGCGGGCGCTCGCGGAGTTCTACAGCGGCAAGCGCGGCGCGGGCCGCCGCCCACAGTCCGTCCGCGCGCGCGTGTTCCGGTTCCTCACGGGCGGATACTGGTCCAAGGGACACGACCTCACGCCGGACTCCGAACGGCTGCATGTGCCGATCGCCGCGGATATCGGCCGCGTGGCCGCCTCAACGCTGTTCTCCGAGCCGCCGGCCTTCCGCGACCCGAACGGCGACGAGACGGTGCAGAAGCGCATCGACGAGCTCCTCAACACGCCGGAGATGCACTCCCGCCTCCTGACGTCCGCCGAGTCCGCCTCGATGCTGTCCGGTGTGTTCGGCCGCATCGTGTGGGACGAGAAGCTCGCGGCCAAGCCGTGGATCGACTTCGTCGACGCCGACCGCGCCGTGCCCACGTTCAAGTGGGGGCAGCTCGTCGACGTCATGCTTTTCACTGAGCTCGCCGGATCGGACGACCGCGAGGTATGGCGCCACTTCGAGCTCTACCACCCGGGCCGCGTCGAGAATCGGCTCTACGTCGGCACGCCGTCCAACGTCGGCGAGGAACGCAGCCTCGACGCGCACCCGGCGACCAAGGGCCTCGCGCCGTCGGTGCACACCGGTACCGACAAGCTCACCGCCGCGTACTTCCCGAACCACCGCCCGAATCCCGGGTGGCGCAACATCCCCGAGCTCGCGCCGCTCGGCCGCTCCGATCTGACGAGCCCGGTGCTCCACCTCCTCGACAAGATGGATGAGTGCTGGTCGTCGTGGATGCGCGACCTTGAGATCGGTAAGGGCCGCATCGTCGTCTCAGAGTCGCTCCTGACCTACGGCAAGCCGGGCGACGGCGCCCGCTTCGACACCGACACCAAGGTCTTTTCGCCGGTCAAGAACGCGATCAAGGACGGCGAGGAGGCCACCCTCATCGAGGCGCACCAGTTCGAGATCCGCGTCGAGGAGCATCGCCAGACGTTCGAGGCCCTCCTCCGCCGCGCCATCTCCTACTGCGGCTTCTCCCCCATCACGTTCGGCCTGCAGGACGAGGCTGCGGTCACCGCGACTGAGGTGGACGCCAAGGAGCGCGACACCAACGCGACCCGCGCGTCGCGCCTGCGGCTGTGGACCTCGCCCCTCGCGCAGCTCGCCACCGTGCTCCTGGAAGTCGACGCCGCCAAGTTCCCCGGCGAGGGCGGCAAGGCTCCCGAAGAGCTCCTTGAGGTGGATGTCCCGCCGGCGCACCAGCAGTCCGCGCAGCAGATCGCCGAGACCGTCGACATGTACAACCGCGCGAACGCCGCGAGCATCGAGACCAAGGTGCGCATGATCCACCCGGAGTGGGACGATGAGCAGGTGGGAGACGAGGTCGCGCTAATTCAGGAGGAGACGCGCGGCAGCGTGCCCGCGTTCCCGGATGAGGGCAACCAGGGAGACCCGTTCGCGACCGACCAGGGCGGCGATCCCGCCGAGGAGCCGGTGGACGACCCCAACGCTGACCCGAGCGCGCCGGCCGACGGCACGAACGGCGAATAGGCACCCATGTTCACCCCGGCGGACCACGTGGAGACCCTCGTCGCGAAGGTCGCTGACCTGTACCGCGACGCCGAGGCTCAGCTCCTCCGCCGCATGGCAGAGAGCATCGCCCGCGGCATCGACTCTCCGCAGTGGGCCGAGCAGCAGCTCCTCAACATCCGGCGGTACCGCGCCGAGGCTGAGAAGGTGCTCGCCGCCCTGCAGCGCCAGGCGGCGACGGCAGGCCACGACGCCGTCTACCTCGCGGCCGCCCGCGGCCAGGCCGGCGCGCTCGCCGAGCTCGGCCGCAAGCTCACGCCCGAGGAGATTGCCGCGGTCCCCGTCGACACGCACGCGATCCTCCGCGTCGCCCAGGAGCTGACCGGCACCCTCTCCGGCGCCGGCTCGCCGATCCTCCGCGTGGTCGACGATGCGTACCGGCAGGTTGTCGCCAAGGCAACGCCGTCCGCCACACTCGGCGCCATAACGCGCCGCGAGGCCGCACAACAGGCACTCGACGAGTTCGCGCAGCGCGGCGTCACGTCGTACGTCGGCCGCACCGGGCGCCAATGGCGCATCGAGAGCTACGTCGAGGCGGTCACCCGCTCCGCGACCATGAACGCCGCCGTGCAGGGCCACGTCGACCGCATCGGCGCCAGCGACGTCCCCCTCGTGGTCGTCTCGGACGTGCCGCAGGAGTGCGAGAAGTGCCGCCCCTGGGAGGGGAAGACGCTCGCACTACGCAACGACCACATCGACTACATCGTCGACGGCAAGCGGCCCCGGATCGCCGGGACGCTCACCGAGGCGCGATCGGCCGGCCTGTTCCATCCCGGGTGTCGCCACTCGCTCTCGCAGTGGCGGCCGAACCTGCGCAGCTTCGGCGAGACCGCGGACCCCGAGGGTGACAAGGCGCGCCAGCGGCTCCGCGCTCTCGAGCGACAGGTGCGCGCAGCGAAGCGCGAGGAGCTCGTCGCACTCGACGAGCAGGCGGCGAAGGCCGCTCGCGCCAAGGCCGCCGCCGCGCAGGCGAAGATCCGCGAGCACGTCGTGACGACGTCCGCGAAGCGCCAGCGCCAGCGCGAGCAGATCGGCTCCGCGCTGTAGCGCTGCCCTACCCCGACCACCCCGACCGCCCAGCGGATCGGGGTACGCCCGCATGGGCACCCCCGCCGATCCTGCACAGGAGACGAACACCATGGCCGACGACGCCACCACCGATACCACTCCCGCCGACAACGCCGAGAATGTCCAGACCACGCCGCAGGAGCCGCAGGGCACCGAGCAGCAGAAGGTCACCGACGACGACGGCAACATCGACTGGAAGGCCGCCTCCCGCAAGCACGAGGACGCCGCCAAGAAGGCCCGCGAGGAGGCCAAGGCCAACGCCGCCGCCGCCAAGGAACTCGCCGACCTCAAGGCCGCGAAGATGAGCGAGCAGGAGAAGGCCGAGGCCGCCACCAAGGCCGCCAACGAGCGCGCCGAGGCCGCCGAACGCCGCGCCGCCATCCGCGAGGCGATCATCGACCACGGCCTCACCAAGGACGACATCGAGTTCCTCGAGGACGTGCCGGCCGACAAGATCGCCGACCGCGCCAAGAAGCTCGCCGCCCGCAACAAGGCCGCCGGTGCCGGCGCATCCGGCGCCGAACACAACGGCACGCAGCGCGACCTCAAGCCGACCTCACTGCGCGGCGCCCTCGCCGCGCACTACAGCCGCTAACCACCCCCACACGTCCTCGCGCTCGCGAGGCGCTGAACAAAGGAGCACACCACCATGGCCCCTGTCACCCTCGCAGAAGCCAAGCTCAACACGCAGGAGGACTACGACCCCTTCGTCATCGACGAGTTCCGCAAGTACTCGGGGCTGCTCGATGGCCTGACCTTCGACGACGCCGTCAACCCCGCGGGCGGCGGCGCCACGCTGACCTACGGCTACCGTCGCCTCATCACCCAGGCGACCGCCGCGTTCCGTGCGCTCAACACCGAGTACACGGACCAGAACGTCGAGACGGCGCAGTACAACGTGACGCTCGCGCCGCTCGGTGGCTCGTTCTCCGTCGACCGCATCATCGCCAAGCTCGGCCCCGCCGCCTCGGCCGCGGTCGAGCTCAACATGAGCCAGAAGATCAAGTCGGCGACCGCCCTGTTCCAGGACGCCGTCATCAACGGCGACACCGCGGTCGACGCCAACGGCTTCGACGGTCTCGACAAGGCGCTCACCGGCTCCTCGACCGAGATCGTCTCCACCGCGGACTGGTCGGACTTCGACACCAACCCGCGCGCCGAGCACAAGGCGCTGGACGCCATCGACGAGTTCCTCTCGGTCCTCGACGGCGCGCCCACGTTCCTCGTCGGCAACAAGGCGGCGCTCGCCCGCGTCCGCGCCGCCGTGCGCCGCGCCGGCCAGTACACCAAGGATCCCGTCGAGGGTCTCGTTGGTGCGGGCGGCCGCCCGATCGAGCGCGAGACTTACGGCGGCATCGTGCTCATCGACGCCGGCACCAAGGCCGGGTCCAACGACCCGGTGATCCCCGTGACCGCGGGCAAGACGGACCTGTACGCGATCCGCGCCGGCCTCGACGGCTTCCATGGCGTTTCGACTGCGGGCGGCCAGCTCGTGAGTACGTGGCTCCCGGACTTCTCCACCGCGGGCGCCGTGAAGCGCGGCGAGGTCGAGCTCGGCCCCGTGGCCGTCGCCCTCAAGGCGACCAAGGCCGCGGCGGTGCTCCGCGGGATCCGCGTGGCGGCGGCCTGATGCCCGCCGTGGAGACGCCCGTCGAGGGCTACACCGGCACCGTCGCCGGAGTCGCCTTCAACGACGGCGTCGGCGAGACCGACGACCCGCGGGCGCTCGCCTACTTCGAGCGCCACGGCTACACCGTCGAGACCGCCCCGAAGCGCACCACCCGCAAGACCTCGGCCACCGCCGAGTAACACCCCGACACCGCAGCGCCCCGACCCGCCACAAGGCCGGGGCGCTGCGGTGTCCCCCGACTTCCAGGAGCACGCCGTGCCGATCGTCCACCACACCAACCCGACGTTCACCGGCCGCGAGGTCGTGGCGGGCGTCGCCCTCGACTTCGCCAGCGGCTCCGCCAACGTCGACCACCTGAGCGCCGCCGCCGGGGCCATCGTCACCGCCGTCAAGGGCTGGACCATCACCGGTGATGTGCCGGCGCCCAGTAAGCGCAAGCGCCCCACCCCGCCGGCCGACACCGACATCCACGCCGCAGACGACGAGCCGCTCGCTGCAGCAGAGCCCGACATCTACGACGACGTGCCGACCGAGGACGAGGCGTGATCCTCTACGCCACCGTCGCCGAGTTCGAGGCCTACACCGGCGCCAGCGCGCCGGAGGACATCGAGCGTCGGATCCGCGAGGCAACCGCCGCCGTGAAGGTCGCCACCCGCAGCGACCGCTACCGCGTCCAGCCGAACGGGCTCCCGTCCGACGACGACGTGCGCGAAGCTCTGCGGAGCGCCACATGTACCCAGGTCGCGCAGCGCATCGACGACGCCGCCGAGGTGGCAGCGCTCCCCGGTGGCGGGATCGTCACCAGCAGCAGCATCGACGGCGCGACGGTCCAGCTCGACACCAGCATCGCCGCCACGCGCCGCGCAGCCGCGCAGACCAACACGTTGTGCGCCGCCGCCTACGCCATCCTCCGGGCCGCTGGGCTCGCATCGGCGGCCGTCCAGTGACCGACCTCCTCTCGCCGTGGTGGCGGATCCCCGTCGCCAAGGTCGAGCGCCTCGCAGGCACCGGGGCGACCGGAGCCAAGTACGCCGCGCCCGACACCACGATCAAGGCGCGAGTCCGCTACGGCAACAGGCTCGTCCGCAACGCCGCCGGAGCTGAGGTCGTCTCGCAAGCACAGCTCTCCATGCCGCTCGACACCCCACGAATCCCTGCGGGCTCCCGCGTCACCGTACGCATCGGTGACCGCGCCCGCACCGTCATCGCGGAGGAGCGGCACGAGAGCGGCACCGGGCTCACGCCCGACTACTACTCGATCGCCCTCGACTAGGAGGTCTGCCCATGGCGTCCGTGAGTTGGCGCAACCCCGACATCAACACCGAGGCCGTCCTGCAGGCTGGGGCTGAACACCTCCTCGAGGAGGCGAACCGCAAGGCGCCCATCGAGACGGGCGACCTCATCCGGTCCGGTGTCGCTCGAGCCTCCGGTGACGAGGCGGCCGTCGGGTACAACACCCCATACGCGGCCCGCCAGCACGAGGAGCTCGGCTACCAGCATGACGCCGGCCGCGAGGCGAAGTGGCTTGAGAACGCGCTCAACAACCATGGCGACGCGATCCTCGAAACCATCGCCGCCACCGTTAGGCGGCAGCTCGGATGAGTGTCGCGAACCCGGCCGCCGCGCCCGAGGCCCTCGCGGCTTTCCTCGACGAGCACGGCCTCGTGACCTACCTTCCCGACGGCGTCTACCCCGATGACGTGCCGCACCCCGCGGTGTACTTCGGCGACTTCCCGGCGGCACCGCAGGCTGGCCCGGACCTCGCCGTCACCGTGAACCGGTACAACACCAACACCGACCAGGACGACTGGAACCCGTTCGTGTGGATCCAGCTCAACTGGCGATCGCCCGGCCCGCCTCGTTCTGTGGAGCAGCTCGCCGATGACGCATTCCAAGTCCTGCAACAGACTTCCGGCATCTGGCCGGGAGGCGTCGCCGTCCAGAACGTGACGCGCGCCGTCACCGCTCCCGCAGTCCGCGACTCGAACGGCCTGTGGACCAGGGCGGACAGCTACCAGCTCATCCTCAACCCCCACCCTGGAGGTAACACCCCATGACCACTCCCGCCCCCTCGAACATCCTGCAGCCGCCCGACTCGCGGATGCTCCGCACCGTCTCCGCCGGCAAGTACGCCGTGCAGATCAACGCCGGAACCTCCGAGACCCCGAACTGGCTGTGGGTCAACGGCATCACCAAGTGGGGTCCGAAGTTCGACGTCCAGCTCGAGGACGACTCGGACATCTACGGCGACAACTACAAGTCCGAGGTCGGCGTGTCCAACGGCTTCGACATCGAGGTCGAGGGCAACGTCAAGTACGACGAGGCCTTCGAGCCTGACCCCGGCCTGACCCTCCTCCTGGCGAAGGCCGAGGAAACCGGCTTCGACAACTACGCGCACATCCGCTACTGGCGCCGCGACGAGGTGCCGGAGGCGCGCGAGAGCCTGTTCGCCGTGAAGATCAGCCACACGCCCGGCGGTGTGAAGGAGCTCCAGAAGTGGAGCGGCACCCTGGCGGGCCGCGGCCGGCCGAAGGACATCGTCAAGCCCGTCGCCGATCCCACCCCGTAAGCCACCCGAGTGCTTGACGCACTCGACGAGCAACTCGACCCCGTCCTCCGCCTCCCGGTGGGCGGGGTCGACGTGCTCGTCCCCTACCCGAACATCCGTGTAGGCCTGCGCTGCAAGCGGTTCTACGCCGACCTCCTCGCAGGCCGAAGCGCCGAAGCGCTGAATCCGGCCGCCCTCCTACTGCAGGATCCGCCCGCGATCCCGCCACTTGACCTCGAGCGATGCGCCTGGACCGCAATGGCCTACTTCGGCGCCGGCCCTGAGGCCGCAGAGCGATTGTGGACCGGTCAGAAGGCGTCACCGAAAGCTGCCGAACCTGAACTTCTCGACGGCCCCTACGGGCCATACGACCCGGCGCCCGGAGCCTACGGCGAGGACGACCCCGGCGGCGGCCCGTACAACCCCACCACGGGCCTGCGCGACTGGTACGACGACGCGCCCGCGCCGAAAGACCGCACCGCCGCCCTGAGCTGGAGTCGCCTTCTAGCCCACTGGCCCGCCGTCGTCTGCGACTTCCAGCAGCACTACAACGTCGACCTCGACGACGTACTCGACCGCCGCCACATCGGCTGGTTCGAGACCCGACTCGCCGGCCTGCAGGACATCGCGGGCTCGCGCATCCAACTTCTGACCCTCACCAAGGAGGACTAGCCTCGTGCCCACTTTCCCCGATCTTCGCGAGTTCTACGACCCCGCTCTCGTTCTGCCGATCGGCGGCAAGGAATACCGCATTGAGGCGCCCACCCAGAAGCAGGCGCTCGCCGTGCGGGCGGTTATCAATGGCGCGAGCGTGCCCGACACAGAGTATCTCGATCGGATCTTCGCCCTTCTCGGCGCGAGCCGCAACGCCGACGATCACCAGTACGCCGGCGGCCTCGTCGATGTCATGTACGCAGACGGACTCGTCTGGCCGGAGATCCTGCGCGTCGCGGAAACTGCCGCTATCCACTTCGGGGACAGCGAGCCGCAGGCGCGCGCCTGGTGGTCCGCAGAACTGATCGCGGAGGCGATGGCGAAGGGTGCTGCCGCCGAGGATGCCGCCACCGTCGCTGCCGAGGACGCGGAGTAGCCAGTTGGCAACCCTCGACGTAGGCACCCTGCGGGCGACGCTCGAGCTCGCCCATGGCCAGTTCGACGGCGACCTGGGGCGCGCGCAGGCGGCATTCAGGGGCCTCGGCGACACGGCAGAGCGGCAGGGTCGGCGCGCCGCAGGCTCATTCTCTGGGGTGGGCCGTGGCGTCCAGCAGGAGACCGACCGCGCCGAGCGCTCGGTCCGCCAGCTCGGCAACTCTGGTGAGCAGGCGGGCCGCCGTCTCGGCCAGGGTATCCAGCAGGGGTCAGAGTCCGGCATGCGTGGCATCGCGCGCCAGGCGGGCGCCGCCGGTGCCGAGGCGGGTGATTCCGCGGGCGGCGCCGCCGCTACCGGGATGGGTGCGCGGATTGCGTCTGCCGCGCGCGCAGGCGGGCCCATTGGTCTTGCGATCGCTGGTATCGCGGTTGTCGGCGTGGGTGTCGGAAAGGCGCTCGCGGACAACATTATCGCCGGAATGGAGCAGCAGGCGGCGGCAGGCCTCGCTAAGGCTAGGTTCGGCTGGACGCCAGAACAGGCGGCGACCGTCGGCAAGGCTGCCGGTGACGCCTATGTGCGCAACTTCGGCGCCTCGATCGATGAGAACCGAGACGCTATTGGTGTCGCGATACAACGACGCCTCATCAGCGGCGACGCAACATCTGAGGAAATGAGCAAGATCGCCGGCCAGATGGCAACCCTCGGCAAGGCGACCGACTCAGACTCCAACGAGATCGCGATCGGCGCAAGCGCGATGGTGACAACCAACCTCGCCACCGACTCGAATCAAGCCTTCGACCTGCTCGCTCGTGCGCAGCAGAAGGGGCTCAATATGCGGGGCGAGCTCATGGAGACGATGGAGGAGTACGGCACCACGTACCGCACCATCGGGCTTGACGGCGCGACGGCACTGGGGTCGATCGAACAGCTCATGAACGCTGGTGCCCGCAACGTCGATCAGGCGGCAGACGCCGTCAAGGAGTTCGGGGTCAACGTCACTTCCGTCTCGGAGGAGACCACGGGAGCCTTTGAGCGTATAGGCCTGAACGCGGACGACACGTACGCAGCGTTCGCGCGAGGCGGCGACTCGGCGCGTGAGATGTCGCAGACCGTCATCGAGAGGCTGCAGAGCATCGAGGACCCCATGGTCCGTAACGAAGTCGGCCTTGCGCTCTTCAAGACGAAGTGGGAGGACGTAGCTGGCGCAATTAGGGGGCTCGACTTCACCACGGCTGCAAGCCAGTTCGGTTCCTTCACTGGCGCCGCGCAGCAGATGGCAGACGATATGGGTGGCACCGCGTCCGACATTGAGGCGGCGAAACGCACCGTCGAGAGGTCGATGGGTGAGGTGCAAGTCAAACTCGCCGAGACCTTCGGCCCACAACTCGCCAAGGCCGCGCAATGGGTATCCGAGCACACCGAGGAAATCAGCCGCGCATTCGAGATCGTCGGCGGAACCATCGGCATGGTCGCCGGCGCAGTCGGCATGATCGGCGGCACCATTGTCGGCGTCGTCGGCGAAATCATCGAGCACACCGCCAAGCTCGTCCGCGGAGCCCTTGGACCGATCTTCACCGGCATGGAGAAGCTCGGCGGACTCATGGCGAGCCTGCCTGGCGCGGCTGGCGATGTCGGCCAATCACTCCAGGCCACCGCCGCCACAGGGCGCAGCTGGATCGAGGGACTGCTGCACGATCGGGTGACAGTGTCGGTGTCATGCCGCTGAGGCGGCTGTGTTGATGATCGTCTCGTATTCGACGGGCGTCAACCGGCCGAGGCGGACCTGACGGCGTCGGCGGTGGTAGGTCCGTTCGATCCAGGTGACGATCGCGATCCGCAGCTGCTCGCGGGTGGCCCACCGCTGCCGGTCGAGGACGTTGCGTTGCAGCAGCGCGAAGAACGATTCCATCGCTGCATTGTCGCCGGCGGCGCCGACGCGGCCCATCGATCCGACCAGGCCGTGCCGATTGAGTGCGGACACGAACTTCCGCGACCGGAACTGAGAACCCCTGTCCGAGTGGACAATACAACCAGCAACATCGCCGTCTCGGCGGGCGACCGCATGGTTGAGCGCAGCAACGG